GTAAGGAGATTATCGGATTTAAAGAATTAGATCCTGCGTCTCTTTTACCATCTGTTGAAAAACAATTAGACGGATCTTTCGTTGAATGTTGGATCCAATATCCGGACAATCCTGCGATGACTAGAAAGTTATATGATTCTCAAATCATTTACATTTCATACGCAAAGGGAAATACTATAACAAGATTAAGTTATGTTGAGAGATTGGTTAGATCCTTCAATCTACTTAGAATCATGGAACACACCAGAATTATCTGGAACGTGATGAATTCTTCCTATAGAATGACGATGACAGTTCCTATTGGAACTAAATCCCCACAAAAAGCAAAACAGTCTTTAGCAGAACTAATGAGCATCTATAAAGAGGATATTAGATTAGATTCAGATTCTGGAGAACTTTTTGTAAATGGTAGACCGAATATCCAGTTCTTTAAGAACTATTTAATGCCATCTACCCCGAACGGTGCCCCGGATATTACCCCATTAGCGGGATCTGGAGATGCTACTCCTTTTAGTGACCTGAAAGCTCTATCATATTTTGCTGATAAATTAAAACTTGATTCAAAGATCCCTTATTCAAGGTTTGATAGGGAAGACAGGGGAACACAGGGAACATATAGCGGTAATGCTGAAGGTCTAGACCAGGAAGAGATCAGATTCTTTAAATTTATCACCAGATTAAGATCTATTTTCCAAGATATCATGCTTAAGCCACTATGGATTCAATTTAGCTTGGACTATCCTAAATATCAAAAGGATTTCATGGTTAAGAGTCAATTTGGATTGGATTATGTGAAGGATAACTCTTTTGCTGAAATTAGATATATGGAAATTCTTAATGCTAGAAAGGATCAGGTAAGTAAAATCTCCGGTCTTATGGACGGAGACGGAAATCCTTATTTTTCATTAAGATATGTTCTGGACAAATATCTAGGCATGACCGATGATGATAAGATAGCAAACGAGAATGCTAAAGTGAAGGCAGAAAAGAAGAAAGCAGATGAGGCAAAGAAAGAGGAGGAAAAGAAAGCTGAAGAGGGCGAAGCACCAGCAGAAGGTGGTGAAGAAAAACAAGACGAGTTTAAACTTTAAAAAATGGCAGGATTCATAGACAACTTTTCGCAGAACAATCCCAATATGGGGAGAATACTTAAAACCGTAAGTAAGATTGGATCTTTCGGAATGGAGTATAAGGATCTTGTAGTGAAAAATTCACAGGCGATCGGTGTGTCTGAAGCAATGATGAGACAGAGATTAGCACTGGGAGATGCTGATGAAGATTTCATTTACAGCTTAGCAGCTCAGGATACGTCAAATAGAAAATATATTGCATACTTTGATAAAGAGTATCCCTTTAAAAGAGAATTTCTAAGAAGATTTGCAATCAATGCTGAAATTGAATGGATCTTAGATATTCTTGCAGACGAAGCTATCGTTTATGATGATAGAAATTTTTGCTGTGGTTTATCCCTAGTTAATTTGGAGTTATCCGAAGAAATGATAGGATCTCTAAGAGATAACTTTCGTAAGATTTACGTTTCTCATGGATTTAATAATGGAATTTCTGCTTGGCAGTACTTTAGACAATTTCTTATCGACGGATTCTTATCCTTTGAAATAGTCTATTCTGATGATGGTAAACAGATTGTTGGATTTAAGGAGATTGATCCTATTTCATTGACTCCTTCTATCGAAAGAAATGCAGCTGGTCAAACTGTTCAAATCTGGTATCAATATTTTGGGGATAATGTAAAAGAAAGAAAATTATATGACTCCCAAGTTATTTATATCTCATATGCTAAGGGTAACACAACTAGTAGAACTAGCTACTGTGAAAGATTAATTAGATCCCATAATCTTTTAAAGATCATGGAGCATACCAGAATTATCTGGAACGTAATGAATGCCTCATTCAGAATTAAAATGACCGTTCCGGTTGGTACAAGATCTCCTCAAAAAGCGAAAGAAACTCTAGGTGAGTTGATGAGCATGTATAAGGAAGATATTAAACTAAATACAGATTCTGGGGAATTAAGCGTTAACGGAAGACCCAATTTACAATTCTATAAAAACTATCTTTTTCCTGTTCAAGGTGGGGAATCTCCAAAGGTAGAAACTCTTAATTCAGCAGGACCTAATTTAAATATTATAGACGCAGTTGTTTATTTCTTTAATAAGCTCAAGGCAGATTCTAAGATTCCTTTCAACAGATTTGCTGCAAGATCTGGCGGAACAGTAGGTACCTATAAAATCGGGGCGGAATCAGCAGAAAGAGATGAAATTAGATATAATAAATTTATTAATAGAATAAGATCCATCTATCAAGAGATTCTTTTAAAGCCTTTATGGATTCAAATGACCCTGGATCATCCAGAATTAAACAACGATACCATCTTTAGATCTCAATTAGGTCTTAAGTTTAATTCAGATAATCAATTCGGTGAATCCAAGGAAATTGAGCAATTAATCAAGAAAATAGATTTTATTGCTGGTCTTTCTGAGATTAAAGAAAAGAAAGGAGAGGAGGAAGTTCCATATTTCAGCCAAGACTTTTTAATTGATAAATTTTTAGGATTAACCAACGAGGATAGAAGGGTTAATGATATTTATAAAGAAAGAGACGAGAAAGAAAATGCAGAGGCTGCTGCACCAGCAGAAGGAGCTGGCGATGCAGGAGGAGCTTCTGCCGGAGGAGCAGAGACAGCGGCAGAACCCGCAGCAGGGGGAGAACCCACAGCAGAACCAGCGGCAGAGCCCGCAGCAGAACCCGCAGCAGAACCAGCGGCAGAACCCGCAGCAGGTGGAGAAGCAGGGGTAGTTTAATTGAAACATTTTTTGTAACCGAGTTTTTCCTGTATATTTGATGTCTAAACTAAAATCAAATGCAGCAGGAATTAGAAATTCTTTTGGATGTCGAAAGAGCAACTGGGGAGGGATCCCAGAAAAAGAAACAACAAATTATCTCGGAAAACTTATCCCCTAGATTGGAATACATCCTTTCTATTTGTTTTGATCCTTTCGTAACAACTAAGCTACACAAGCTAGACTACGAAGACAAGGAATGCAAAGAAAATCCCAAGTTATATGAAGAATTCTTCTCCCTATGTGAGGAGTTAAAAGCAGCACCAGCAATTAATGATCATTTAAGGCGCAAGGCTGAACGATTGATTGAATCTACTGGTTATCACATCGAACTCAAAAAAGTGTTAGCTAAAGTCCTTACAAAGCGAATGAACATAGGAATAGGTGCCAAAATGATCAATAAAGCTGTCGGAAAGGAACTAATTCCTGATCCTAGCCTTATGCTAGCAGAAGATGACCACAAAGTGCTGGATAAATGGGGATCTATTGTCTGCGAAGAGAAATATGATGGGGTAAGAGTTATCTGCGCAATAGAGGACAGAAAGCCTAGATTTTACACCAGAGCATTTAATGAATTAGACTCCAGATTTCTTACCCGTATAGCAAATCAGATTTTAGAACTTTCCCATGGAATAGATGGGATTTTCTTCGACGGAGAATTAACTGATTTGGACAGAAAGAGCGTGAGTGGAAAGGTTACCCAAATGATGAAGGGATCTCCAAAAGAAAGTATTGGAGACGACCTATTATTTAACATCTTCGACGTTGAACCAACAAAAACAATTAAAGATGGCAAAGGAATAACAGTTTACACCCAAAGAAGAGAGCTTTTGGAGCAATTCTTTAAGGATAAATCCTTTGAAAATATTAAAATAGCCCAAAAATGGGAAGCAAAAACCAAAGATGAGCTAATGCCTATCTACGATCAAATCGTTGCTAACGGGGGAGAAGGAGTTATTATGAAAGATCCTACTCATTTTTATGAATGTAAAAGATCTAAAAGTTGGATTAAGTTTAAAGAGGTGCAAGACTGCGATCTGGTAGTTACTGGATGGTATCCTGGCGAGGGAAAGAGGGAAGGATTTATCGGAGGATTTACTTGTATGGATTCTTCAGGAGAATATCAGGTTAAAGTTGGATCAGGATTTACAGAACAGGATTTAATTGAACTCTCTAAGAACCCTAATGATATAATAGGTAAAATCGTTGCTATTCAATACAATGTTCCTATTGAGGACAAGAATGGTAACAAATCACTTTTTCTACCTAGATTTATCGAGGTTAGAAATGATAAAACAGAACCGGAAAATTTAGTAATAAGATTTAATAAGAATAAATGATCAATTCACTTTTAACAGAAAAACTCAGACCCAAAAAATTAGAACATATGATTCTTCCGCAGAGAATCAAGGATGTTTTTAAAAATGGGTTACAACAGAACGTTTTACTTACAGGATCTCCGGGATCTGGTAAAACCTCTTTAGCAAAAATTCTTTCAGAGAATTCCCCACGGCTCTTTATAAATGTATCTGACGAGAGTTCAGTGGAAACTGTTAGGGAAAAAATAACAGGATTCTGTTCTACTATCTCAATCATGAACGAAGAGAATGCTACAAAGGTTGTGGTATTAGACGAGTTTGATGGAGCATCAGACCAATTCTACAAAGCTCTTAGGGGTACAATAGAAAAATTTGCTAAAAATACCAGATTTGTAGCTACATGCAATTGGATCAATAAAGTACCAGATCCTATTAAAAGTAGATTCGAGGTATTTCTTTTTGATCCAGTTAATAAAGAGGAAGAAGCTGAATTAAAGAAACAGTGGGAAGATAGAATTGTTCTCATCTTAGATAAGATGAATATTTCTATCGAGGAAAAAGCTTTACATTCTTTTGTAAAGAAATACTATCCTGATATGAGATCTGCTCTTAACTGTATTCAAAGATGGCAGATACAAGAAATCACAGAGATAAGCGAGCAAAAAGTATCAGAATCTTCTTGGGATTATGAAGAAATTTACGATTTACTTTTCCAAAAATTAGATCCAGTCAAAAGCTACCAAATCATAGTTGGACAATATTCCAATTCGGTAGGTGAGGTAATGGAATCTTTAGGTCGGGAATTTATCGAATGGATTAGAGAAAAGAAATCAGAAAAGACTGCTGTAATTCCAGCAGTATTAATTCTGGTTGCCCAGCATCAATCCCAAAGAAATCAGGTCATCGATCCAGTGGTTAGTCTTCTTTCCCTATTTTATTCAATACAAAAATTGACACAGTAATGGCATTCAAGGATAGTAAAATAATTTTGGTAGGCAGGGGAGGGTCAGGAAAAGACTTTATGAGAAAAAAGTTCGAGGAAAGAGGATTTAAATATTGTGTTTCATATACTAGCCGACCTAAAAGAGAAAACGAAAAAGAGGGTAAAGATTATTATTTTAAAGAAGAATCTTTCTTCAACAATAATATCCACAGGTTTTATGAAATAGACGACTTTAACGGTTGGAAATATGGAAGACTGATTGAGGATTTTGAAAGAGCTAGTCTTTTAATTATGACACCCGGTGGGATTAAAAAAATAAAACCGGAGCACAGGAAAAAATGTATTATCATCTTCATTGCTCCTGACAGAGAAATACTAAGACAAAGATTAGCGGAAAGAAAAGATGCTGATAGTGCAGAAAGAAGATTAATCGCAGACGATCAGGATTTTTTGGACTTTTTTGACTATGATATAAGAATAACAAATTCAGATTTTTAATATGGTTAGCGTAATTATAGACGGCAATTATTTATTTCATAAGACCTTTGCAATCTTTTCTGATTATGGGTCTAAACAGCCAGGGGAGGTTTTATCTCAAGCTTCAGAACAGGGAATGTTCATGAGAAAAATCATAACAGATCTTTGTTATGCTTTGAACCAATTGCCTACAAACGGCCATGTTATCTTTTGTAAGGATTCTAGATCCTGGAGAAAAGATTTAAAAGTAGAAAGAGCAGATTATAAAAGTTCTAGGGTTAAGGACGAGAAGGTTGATTGGGGATCTTTTTTTGATCTTATGGACGAGTTTGGTAAATTTCTAGAAACAAATGGTTATATCTATTCAACCGCTCAAGGAGCAGAGGGAGATGATCTATTATGGTTTTGGAATGAAAAATTAAAGAAAGCAGGACACAATGTTGTTGTTTTTTCCGGAGATAAGGATAGTCATCAATTAGTTTCCTGCGATGATACCTGGACAATCTGTTGGAATGCTAACTCTAAAAACAATAAAATATTTTGTTCAGATAACTGGAAGTCAGATTATCTTGATAAAGAAGGAGAAACCTCTATTTTTAATTTAGATTTCGTGGCTGATTCGGAGAAGGAGAAGATGGTAAATCTATGCGGCTCTGCTGCTTTAGAATTTACAAATCCAGAAAGACTCACATTTGAGAAAATTTTAACCGGGGATAAGGGAGACGATGTACCAAGTGTTTTTGCCTACGAAAAAACTCCAGGAAAAATTTATAAATTAACTAAAGCAAAAGCTGAGTCTATTTATGAAAATTACAAGCAATCTGGATGGGGATCTTCTAGATTAGAAGATATTTGGAAGGATGAGGAATTTAAGGATTGGATTTCTGGATATGTTTTAAGATCTATCGGATACACTGACAATAAAGATAATAGAAAAGAGGTTGCTAATAATTACCACGAGAATGCTCAATTGGTTTGGTTATCGGATCAGGTAATACCCGAAACTGTCTTGTCTAATATGGAATTTTCATTTTCAACAACCAAAATGGAAATTAAACCCATAATGACAGATAAGAAAAATCTAATAGGCAGATCAAGATGGGATTCATATGAAGCTCCTTCTGCATTTAATCCATTTAAAAGCTTTAAGTAATGGAATTGTTTGATATTTTAAAAGCATTTTTTTCAGACAAAAAATGGCAGGATGTAACTAAACAGGAGAAGGCTAAAAACTTCTTTATGATCAATAGAATCATGTCTATCTCCTTGCCGTTACAAGCAAATGCCTTTAATAACACTAAAATAGATCCGGTTTCCGTTATAGATTTCTGGAAATTTACTCTGAACACCAAATACAAAACACCCCCAGGATGGTTCTTTACTTCAACCAATAAGAAGGAAAAGAAGAAAGAATATGCTCCAAAAGAAGAAGTTTTGGACCTAATTAGATCCAAGTTTGAGATCTCCAATCGAGAGATAAAAGAACTTCTTCGTTATTACCCCAAAGAATTTAAAAGTTTTTGTGAATCGATCGAAGAGCAGATAGCTGGATAGGTTCTTTTTTCTGTGGATATATAAGAAAAGTATCCACCAGAAATGAAAGAACTAACAGATTTAAACATACAACAATTAGGATCCAGCTATGATTCCCTAAAGATTAATCAGAATTTTCAACAGATTCAAGATGCGATTGATCTGCTACAAACAACCTTTGGGATAACCATAGAATTACCAGGGTTTGAAGCTCAAAATGCTAAATTTTTAGTCGATGTATTAAGATCTAATTCTATAAAGCTTCCTGCTACTGGAGCAGTTAAGATAGGATTAGATGGTAATGATGGTGGTATTACTGGATCTTCCTTCAACGTTATTAATAATGCTTATGTTGGAGGCGATTTGGACATTTATAACAAAAATGGAACCGGTGGTAGGGTAAGATTTAGAGTTGATAAAAATACCGAGATTACAAAGCCACCAATTCCTGGTCAAGTAAGATTTACTGGTAATGCTTTCCAGGGATATGTTTATCAGAACGAGGTTAATTCATCATTTTCTTTCGGGATTAATTCAGGTTCAACGGGGGGAACGATAGCAATTTCGATTAACGGAAATCCACTTACAACTACAACTTGGCAGGGTGCAGGTTATTTAACTGGTCAAAAAATTGTTGCTGATATTATTGCAATATCCAATGGCACAATTAAAGCCTCCTCCGATGCAACAACAGTAACATTAGAATCAGTTACTGGATATGCATCATTTTATAACAATGCACCGGTAGTTTTAACTACAAACAATATTAGTGTCACTCCATCCACTGGTATAATGAGCGGTGGTATAGATGGAACTCAAGGATGGGTAAACTTCACCGGTTATATTGGAGCGACTGGGGGAACTGGTTCATCAGGACCAACAGGTGCAACAGGTGCAACCGGTCCATCAGGAGGAAGTTCAGGATCAGCAGGATCTTCTGGATCTTCAGGTTCTTCCGGATCTACTGGATCCTCAGGAAGTTCTGGTTTATCAGGGACATCCGGAAGTTCTGGTCAAAATGGAACTTCAGGAACTGCAGGAACCTCTGGCGAATCTGGATCTGTTGGACCAAGAGGATCGACTGGACCAGCTGGATCCTCTGGAACCTCGGGACAAACAGGAACATCCGGGTCCTCTGGAACTTCAGGTACACGTGGATCCTCTGGTACATCAGGTACATCTGGATCAACAGGATCTTCAGGATCGTCTGGGCAAACAGGTACCTCTGGATCTTCCGGAACTAGTAGTACCTCCGGAACATCTGGGTCATCGGGAAGTACAGGAACCTCAGGATCAACCGGAACATCAGGATCTTCAGGGACTTCAGGATCCTCTGGACTTACTGGAGATATTTACGCAACCGATGCTTCAATCTATGACTCAGTTCACAGTTCACCAAATAGTTTAAATTTATCTTCCCTGGTGATAGACACCTCTGTTGTTTATGTAAATACAGTTTTATTAGATCTTGCTTACACTGTAGCTCAAAGCGTGATTGTTGCAGTAGATGAAAATAATTGGTTCGTAGGAGTAATACAATCACTTATTCCAGTAGATGGATATTATGATATCTTAGTTAAAGACGTGGAGGGTACTGCTAGTTACGGACCTTCTCAGGTTTGGTCTATGAATCTGGACGGAGCTGTTGGACCTGAAGGACCGGCGGGAACTTCGGGAACTTCAGGAACTGCAGGTTCTTCTGGAACATCAGGAACTTCTGGATCCTCGGGAAGATCTGGATCAGCAGGAACTTCGGGTTCAACAGGAACGTCTGGTTCAGCAGGATCCTCTGGTAGCACTGGTTCTTCTGGAACATCAGGAACTTCGGGATCTTCTGGGTCTTCTGGTAGTACTGGTTCATCTGGATCTTCTGGTCAAAATGGATCCTCAGGATCCTCTGGTAGCACTGGTTCATCTGGGGAATCAGGAACTTCGGGGTCTTCTGGTAGCACTGGTTCATCTGGATCCTCTGGTCAAAATGGATCCTCAGGGTCTTCTGGATCTTCTGGACAAGATGGATCATCAGGGTCATCAGGGTCATCAGGATCATCAGGATCATCAGGATCTTCAGGATCTTCAGGACAGTCGGGGTCTTCAGGATCATCTGGACAATCAGGCTCTCCTGGATCTTCCGGAACATCTGGAGTAGGGGGAGCAAACGGTACATCAACTCAAGTTGCATTTTTTACCGGATCAACAGAACTTGGATCAGATCCCGGACTTTATTGGGATAATAGCAATAAAAGACTAGGGATTGGAGCAGGTACAAACCCAGCCTATCCATTAGAGGTAGATGGTAACGCTTCCGGTATTTCAATCTATGCAAGTCATGACGTGGCAGCTTATTCTGATATCTCAGTTAAAAGCGAGGTGGAAGAAATAACAAATGCTATAGAAAAGATAAAACAAATCAGAGGAGTTACTTTCGTTAGAAATGATTCCGAATCAAAAGAAAGAAGAGCTGGGGTTATTGCACAGGAAGTAGAAAAAGTTTTACCAGAGGTTATAACTAAAAAAGAAGACGGAACATTAATGGTTGCTTATGGTAACCTTACCTCTTTGTTAATTCAAGCAATTAAAGAACAACAGGTTGAAATAGACAATTTAAAAAAGATTATATCGGAGAAATAATTATTATGCCTAAATTAACAGAAGTAGATAAAAAATTAATCGATGGAGTAATATCAACTATTGACTGGGACCAGATCTTAAAGTTCTACAAAATCCTAAATAAAAGAATAGGTTGTGAACAGGTTAAGATAAAAGGGGTTATCAAGAAAGATAAAGTTGATCTGGAATCTGCGAAAGATGAGCTATATAAAGTTTTAGAATTTGTTATAGAAAATGATCTACCTGAAATGAATTACGGACCTTGGGTAATTCTTTGGGTAAACGGGGAGTGGGAAATAAGTGAATTATTTCAATTCCCACAGGAAGACGAAGAACCACAGCAGGAAGAAATTATAGTTCCTGTTATGGAATCTAAACTTCAGGTTTTGTTTGTTCCTCAAAGTGTTATTATGAAAGAGGAAATAGAAATAGAGGAGGAACCTTTTGTAATAGATGACACTTTAATCCTAGAAGGAAGATTAAAAGAGTCGATAGTTACTGAAGATTATGTACTTGCTAGTAAGATCAGAGATCTTCTGGAAGAATTAAATAAGAGAAAGAAATGAGAATCAAAAAGCTTAATGAACAGTTTGCCCAAACTTTTTCAGGGGATGGGTTTAACAGCTCCAATGGTGTTTTTAAAGTTAAATATTTATCTTATGACGATCTTTCTCAAGCAAGAGGAAGAGAGATCAATCCTTACGATCACGTAAAAGGGGAGGAATTCCAAGCAGGTGACATCGTGCTTGCTAAATTAAAAAGCGGTAAAGGAAGGAAGAAAATCGAAGCTGTTATAGTTTCTTCTAGTAAATCCGAAGACGGAAAAAGCTTAAGCTTTAAAATCAGAAGTCTAAATACCAATAAAATTCACAGTGTTCCTGTTCATGCTATAGAATTCGCACAGGACAGAGGACATGTTAATACAGAAAGAGGAAAAAGTGGATCTACCATTTCTAACAAACAAAAATTTCTAACCTCCTTAAAATATAATGCAGGAAATTTTATTTGGGGATCTTTAGAATCTAAAAAGAATAATCTTAAAAGTGATATTCTATTAAATGAATCAGGATCTAATATTGAAAGACCTGGTTTAATTGATCCTTCGGTAAGAATAGTTCTAATAAATTCAGCCAATCCTGATTATCAAACCCACATAGAAAATTTTAAAAAGCTTGGAATTCTGTATTCTATACCGGAAGAAAAAACTATCTTTATTAATAAAGAGGATCCTAATTTTAGTAAACTAACTGACAACCATCTATTAGTTATAGAGGCTCTTGAGATCGCTAAATTTGTGTCAGCAAACAAGCAGCATATTGACGAAAAATTTCAAGACGTGTTAGCTGCTCAGATCCTAAGAAAAAAAGGACTAAAAGAAGCTTATAAAACTATCGCATCAAACTTTATAAAGAAACATGGAGTTTCTTACGGAGAGTGCGCAGATAGTATGGTTCCAGAAATGAATGAATATCTATTAGAAAAATAAATAATGGCTGCTTCAATAGAGAGAATAAGAAGAAGATTAACTATTCCGGAGGAAAGCGCTAAAGAATTTCAAAAAGCCATTGAGGTAAATCAGCAAAAACCTATTGGGCAATTTGAAAAATTTATAAATTGTCACCCACAAGAATCTTTTATAATCTGTGGTTGCGGTTCTTCTCTTAATCAATACGAAAAATTTGACGGGCATGTTGTTATAGGGGTTAATGATGCAGGAAGAAGAATCCCTTGCAAATATCTAGTTGTTGTTAACGAGCCCCACACTTTTAAATGGGACAGATGGAAGCATGTTGAAAACAATGATTCTGAATACGTTTTTACCCATCTCCCTAATTTACCATTGATGAATAGAGAATCAAAAGTTGTAGTGAATCTAGGCAAGCCTAATGGGGTTAATTTAGATAATCATGGATTTATAGATTACACAACAAACTCTCCTTATATGGCATGTATTATAGCATATCAAATGGGTGCTAGAAAAATTGGACTCATCGGAGTTGATTTTACCCTAAATCATTTTTTCGGAGAAACAGGAAGCCATCAGATTATGAGAGCTATAAGTTTAGTTCTTGAACAATACGCTAATCTAGGAAAAGCTCTTTTGGCTAAAGGGGTAAGAATTGCCAACCTCTCCAATGAGAGCGTTATTGAATCCTGGCCTAAGATGACACTGGAAGAATTCGAAACAATTTAAGAATTAAGGTTATAAATAAGATGACTGAATTAAAAAACGGGATTTTAGTCAGATTTCCTCTTGTTCAAAAGAGAAGAAAAAAATCTGGATATCGGGTTTCCTTTGCTGATTTCATTCATAGAAAAATCAACGAGGGATTAAATATCGGATACAAGTGCTTTGTCTTTGAAATTGCAGACGAAGATTTTAATACCCTAGATTTTGAAATTAATGAATTTGAAAAAATATCTCTAGATGCTTGTCTAGAAAAGGGAATTAGAGTTGCTCTTTACATCAAAGGGAAGAGGTATTTAACATCTGATTCTGATGACGAAATTCAGGAAGCTCACACTCAGATAGTACTTTGTCTGGATCTAATTAAAAAGTTGAACGTTACAGATCCTCAGCAATTTCCGATTATTCTTCACGTAGGTGGTGCAAAAGGAGATAGAAGAGGAACAATGGAAGATTTTTGTAAAAAGGTTGAATGTTGGTTTCACGAAGAGGATATTAAAAGACTTGCTGTTGTGAATGATGAAAAACCAAGCTTGTTTTCTGTTAAGGATTTATTATCTGGGGTTTTCTATAGAATTAAAATCCCAATAGTTTTTAGATCAACCTCATACCCAACAAATCAAGGAAATCTAACCCTTAACGAATCCCTATTTCTTGCAGCTTCAACTTGGAAAAGGACTGTTAATCCAATCTTTGTTTATCTTCCAGGGAGCACACAACTTGGTGACGAAGATACTAGACCTTTTGGACTAGAGCTTGACTTTGTCTTCGATAATAGACTACCAGAACCATAACATTTTATTCTTCCGAGGATTTCTTCTATATTTGTAAAAACAAATAGGAATATGCCGGAAATTAGTGAGGTTAGAATTATGTCAGATTTTATTAATCAGGTAGCAGGAAGAACCGAGAATTTTGTGGGAATTTCTAAAAATCCGGAACATAAGAGCAAAACAAATTTACATCTTCCCTTCGAATCATTTCAACTAAGAGCGGATGCTAGGGGAAAGGAGCTAAGACTTAAATTTATTAGTTTAGATTTTAACTACGAAGAAGCTGAAACTAGAATTATGACTTTTACAATGGGCATGAGTGGGAACTGGAATTACTCCAAAGATCTTTTTTCCATCCCTAAGCACACTCATCTAACAATTGTAGATTGTAATGGAGGAGTTTTAGGAATGCATGATGTTAGAAGATTTGCTAGATGGGATTGGAGAAGCTGGAATCCAGAAAGAGGACATGATCCAGTTCAGGAGACAGAACTTTTTAAGAAAGATATATTGGAAAATTTGATGAAAGATAGAATCTTTCAAAAACCAATCTTCGAGGTCATGATGAACCAGAAATATTTTAATGGGGTTGGAAATTATCTAAGGGCTGAGATCCTAGGCAGAATAGATTTAGATCCAAGATTATCTGCTGAGAATTATATTACCAGAGCGGGAGAACAATTTTTTAATATTACTGAAAAGGTAATCGTTGAATCCTATATTCTAGGGGGAGGTCAATTTAAGGACTGGTACAACCAAGCAGATCTAGAGAAAAAGAAAAGCAAAGAATTCCAAGCATGGATGCAATTCTATTTCAATAAAGAAAGGTGTGAACCGATTAAGGATAAACAGGATCGCAATTTTTGGATCGATAAAAAATGGATAAATGATAAGTAAAGACACGCTAAGAAAATGCCTATATTTTGATATAGAAACAGCAGGAATAACTTCATCTTTTGAAGAGTTACTGGAATTCGATCCTAGAATTGCTAAACTCTGGGAGAAGAGATGTAAGTGGCTTAAACAGAATTCCGGGGAAGAATATCGGGATTATGATTACGGGGATTTTTGGAAAATTAAAGCTTCATTACATCCTGAATTTTCTAAAGTTGTTTGTATTAGCTTCGGAGCTTATCACGGGGAAGAAATGAAGATTCAATCTTTTATCGGTGAAGAGTATGAAATTCTAAATAACACCAATAAGGTTTTTAATAATGCAATCTCAAAAGCATGGAAGCTTGGTGGTCACACAATTAAAAATTTCGATATCCCTTTCGTCGGAAAGAGAATGATCATCAATAAGATTGATCCCTCTCCCCTTATTGCAAATCTTAATAGAAAACCCTGGGAATCACCATATCTAGACATTTCGGAAGCTTTTTCATTTGGAGGCTGGGGCCAAACACACACTTCACTTGATTTAATGTCCGCGGTATTGGGCTTAGAATCACCTAAAGAAGATATGGACGGATCGATGGTACATCAATATTTCTACGAGGGAAGAATTGATGACATTAAAAAATACTGCGAAATGGACGTCAGGGTCCTTATGGAATGCTTCAATTCCTTCTCTTTTGATTAATTAAGAAAATTCCCATTAGATATATACAATTAAAATATCTAAGTGGGATCTCACATTCAAAGTTTTAAAGATTGGCGTTTAAATGAAGATCGTTTTTATCAAAACGAGCTTAATCCAATCTTTTGGTCCAATAAAGAATTTGATGCTTCCGTCAGGGAAAAGCTATTACAAATAGCTCAGGAATTCTATTCCTCTTTCAAATTGGAAATCCCCATCGATGATATCCAATTAACAGGATCTCTTGCAAATTATAACTGGACCCCTAAATCAGACTTAGATGTTCATATCCTAATAGATTTTTCTAAGATTAATCCAGATCTAGCTTTAGTAAAAAAAGCAATGGATGGTCAAAGATTCATTTGGAATCTGAGGCATAATATTGTGATCAGAGGGTTTGATGTTGAGCTTTATCTCCAAGATGTTAGAGAGCAACACATTGCTTCTGGCCTATTCTCCCTATCAAATAATCAATGGATTAAGATTCCGGAATACAACCCTCCTCAAATAGACGAGAATGACGTTGATCTCAAATTTTTAGGTTTGGCTAACGATATCAAAGAAATTGAGGCGAGACTATTAAATCCGGATCCTGGTGTATCGCCAAGAGAGCTTAACGAGCATGCAGAAAAAGTTAAGTCTAAGATCATGAAAATGAGAAAAGAAGGTCTAGCAGAAAGGGGGGAGTTCTCCGTAGAAAACCTAGTCTTTAAAAAATTAAGAAACGAAGGATATATAGAGAAACTAATAGACCTTATATCAAGGTCCTATGAACAAATCTATAATGAATAAAAGCAAATAAAATGTCGGGAATTTACAAAGGATATAATCCGGTTTTTGAATCTTTACAAAAAGAGATCTTCGAACAGGAGCAAAAAGCAGCTAAACCTTCTGCCCTTTCCAGAGCAATTTATGACGTATTTACGTCGTTAATTATGAGTGGGAAAGACGAAGCAATTAAAACCCCAGAAGGGTTTAAAGCTGCAATGGATCAGATTCTAAAATCAACTTCATTAGAAGGTATTAAAATCGAGATTCTTAAAAAGATCGATACTTTAATTCAAACAGATAAAGATCAGGCCGAAGCTCTTCAACAAAGTAAAACATACGTCGCACAACTTATAGACCAATTGGTACAAACAATTGGTGGAAAGGCAGATTTAGTAAAATCTGTGATTGATGATATGAATTCTTATATTGGAGGAACAGTTTCTGGCTTACAAAGTGTAAAAGCCCAGCTTCAACAAAACGAAAGCTTAGTTTCTAAATACGTTGCAGAAAGAAAAAGAACTGGAGATGAAGGATCACCTGCAGAAGGTATAGACGATAAGAAATGGTGGGTAAACCTTTCTAAGTCTTGTTTAGACACAGCAGTTTCTTTTTCTGGTGAAACCGAATCAGCATTAACAGACAAAAGACTTTCAAGTAATGGAGAAATGCAAAAATTCTCTGAAATGTCCCAAAAGTTTGTACAGGATGCTAGAAATTTAGCAGTAACTGGAAGAGCAGGACTTTTAAACACTGGTAAGATCGAAACAGCCAGTGGTAAGATGAAAGGTGAGGAATACAGGGTTGCTGCAACAAACCTTGTTAATGAGATTCTGAGACAAAGAAATCTTTTCAGACAACTAAGAAATTCTTTAACTAATATACCAACTCCTCCGATTCAGGATGTTCCGGTAGTTTGTCCAGCTGGATTCGTTTATGATGCAAACAAAAAAGCTTGTGTTGCTAAACCAAGTCCTGCACCGACTCCTGGCCCAGGCCCAAGTCCTACACCAACCCCGACACCTACCCCTTCTAGCGGATGTGAATTCCCTATTAAGATGAGTGGTAAGAAATGTCCTGAAGTAAAGGCAGTGCAAGAAAAATTAATGAGCATGGGTTCTTGTATCAAGGATATTCTTGCTAAGAGAGGAGGAGCGGATGGAAAATATGGTAAGGCAACAGCAAAACTTTGTAACATTACGTATGCTTATCTAACAGGGGCAACTTCATTTAACGAATTAGGTGATTTATCTAAGGCGATGTATGATGTTATCATGTCAGGTTCAGCAACAATAGCTGCTAAAGAATCATATTATGCTATTCCAGCTGCAGATTTCCAAAAAATTATGGAAAGAAAAATATTTGAAAGAGAATCAGAATCCGCAGGATCTGTGATTTCTTTTGATGATTTTGCTAAAATCTTAAACGAGGACGAGGTAGCAGCAGTGACCCCACCAGCACCAACAGTATCTCTAGCAGATTGTATCTGTAAAACATATGATTCAGGAGCTATCGACGCAGCTTGCGCTAAAACTATAGTGCCTATACCCGTACCAGATCCTGATAAAGAAGATGATAAAAAGGTTTGGGAATGGAAAGGTCTTAAACCACTTCCTGACGGAATTTATGGTTTATCTTATGACGAAAGTTGGGGAGAATGGTGGGCAAGTAAAGGAACTGCTATCGGAATTGGTGTTATCTTAGTTGTTGCTATTGCAGCAACAGCAGGTGCATTTGCACCAGCAGGAGTAGCAGCAGCGGGGGCAGCGGGAGCAGGGGGAACAGCAGCCGGGGCGGGAGCAGCAGTAGCAGGAGCAGAGGTAGCGGCGGCAGGAGCAGCAACAGTAGCAGGAGCAGAAGTAGCGGCAGGAACGGCAGCAACAGCAGCGGGAGCAGAAGTAGCAGCAGGAACAGCAGCAACAAAGGTTGGCTTATTAGCTAAGTTAGGAACTGCTATTAAAGGGGCAAGTCTTGCAGGGGCTCAAGCTGGAGCAATGGGAGCATTAACAAGTCCAGTTGCTATCGGGGCAGGAGCAATAGGTGGAGCAGCAGCAGATTCTTTATTTGATGGAAGATCTGGTGTTGGAATCAGCTTATTCAATGGATTCATTTCAAAAACTGGTATAGTATCAATAGCAAGGGGTTTAAGTGATACCTATGATGGATATGTTACAAAAGAGGATGTCCAAGCATTCATGGCTTCTCTTTGTATTTTAAGAGGAGCTTGGACAGAAAGAAACGGAAAACCTGTTTCAGCTTGGGGTGAGGTTAAGAGAAGGTACATGGAAATGGAAACCGGAGAAAACATTGACCAACAACTAGGTAAGGGGGAATATGGAACGATGCTGGTTAGAGCAGTTGAAAACTTCCCAGATATTGAATCTGATAATATGGAAGATGGATCAAAAGTAAACTCAGACGATGCTAAAAAACTTATCGAAGAAGCAGTAGCACTTTTAAATGCTAATGAAGGCGATCTGTTACAAAATCTTTCTAATATCACAGAGGCAGAAATTAAGGAAGTTAAGAAAGGAGTTAAGATCGTAAAAACAAGCGAGTCTGAAGAATCTGGAGCACCTGCTGATAAAACGGAAGCACCAGCATCACCAGCAGCATCAGGAGCTAATAAGATATAAAAGAATTATCTGAAAATACAGATATATAGTAAAATAAATAAAGCAGCAGAATGAGTCTTAATAATGAGTTCGTTTTAGTCCTGGAGAAATCCTCGCAAAACCTTAAAACAGAAAAAACAGGGAATGATTATTTCCTTGAGGGTATTGCAGCTGTTTTTGGAAAAGAAAATTCCAATCAGAGAATATACGAGGAAAAAGAATATCTTCCACATTTAGAATATCTTAAAGAAAAGATCAACCAGAAAAGATTAGTTGGTGAATTTGATCACCCTAAAGAGTTTGATGTTTCCCTTAAAAATATCTCCCATTTAGTGGAAGAACTTAACTATGATCAAAAGGACAGAACACTAAGAATTAAAGTTAGACTTTTAGATACTCCTGCTGGTAAAATTGCCAAATCGCTTGTTGATGCAGGAATTCCAGTTTCTATCTCTTCAAGAGCTGCTGGCAATGTTTTAGAAAACAAAAAAGTTCAAATTAAGAAGATTTTTACCTATGATCTAGTTGCAGATCCTGGATTCGAAAATGCTCAATTAGATAGGGTTTATGAGAGTTTTGGTGTTAATATGAACGAAAAAAATAAGACTGAATCAGTTTTAAATGGTCTTCCTTTAATAAACGAAAGCTTTGGATTAGAAAATGATTCAAATTTTAAGATATATAGAATAAAAGATCAGGAAAAAATACAAAAGCTTCTAGACAGGGAGCCAAATAAGACGACTTCTATCATGGAAAATAACTTTGTTACAGCGGACGAGATGAACGGATATTCTAAGTTAATTAAAAAAGAACTTGATGGTATCAAGTCTTCAATTGACTCTATTAAATCAGTTAAAGAAGCCGCTAAACCAGTAAGCTCATCATCTTCTCTAGAAGAAAGAGTTATCAAGCTAGAAAAATATGCTGACTACTTAGCAGAAAATCTAGAAGCTTCAATTAAATACGGAGAGTACCTAGCAGAAAATCTAGAGGACACCGTTTCTTATGCTAAGTATCTTGCTGAGAACCTTGATAAATCTATTTCCTATGGAAAATATTTAGCAGAGCATTTAGATAATAATATTTCTTACGCAGAATATATTGCAGAGAACGTAGATAGTAGTTTAACCGCTGTTAAAACACTAAGTGAAAAAGTAGATCAATCTATTGCTTATTCTGAATATGTAGGTGAAAATCTTGATAAGAATATCAGATACAGTGAGTATCTTGCGGAGAACCTAGATAAGAACATTTCTTATTCTGAGTATCTTGCAGAGAATGTTGACAAGAACATTTCTTACTCTGAGTATCTTGCAGAAAACCTAGATAAAGGTTTAGCTTACTCTGAATACCTTGCAGAGAACCTAGATAAGAACATTTCTTACTCTGAGTATCTTGCAGAAAACCTAGATAAAGGTTTAGCTTATTCAGATTACTTAGGAGAGAATCTAGATAAGACTGTACATTACAGCGAGTATCTAGCAGAAAAATTAGCTAACAATATCAGCTATGCTGAATATATTGCTGAAGCTATTAACTCCACAAACGGAACAAAAGAAATGAAGGAAGCAGTAACTAAAGCTATTTCAGAAGACACAAACACTTCTGGATTTGCTGGTAACTACACTGCAATCTCTTCTAAAATCGACAACTTATTAGACACTGTCAATAAACAAAAGACAGAAGAAATAGCAGAAAAGAAAAGTTATCCTTTCCTTGGCATGATGAACAGCCAAGCTAAGAATGAATTTTTAGCTCTGCACGAAGGCCAAAAACAAAAGGTCGTTAAAGCTCTAAACGAAAGCAATTACTCATCCGAAAAAGAAGTAATTGAAATTATGGGTAAAGCTCTGGTTGAACAAAATCAATCTGGAGAAAAGTTCTTAGATCTAATGCCTGAAAAAATTAAAGCTGTTTGGGAAACAATGAACGAAGGTCAAAAAGCCTCGATTATTGCTCAAAGCAAGTTTTACAGACTAGATACCCCTTACCAGATTCAAAACTTCTGGAGCACAAGAGGTATTTCAGTTCCTAAAGCAAGTGTTCAAAGAATAGACGAATCCCTAAATGAATCTGCAATCTCCACTCCACAACCTAAGGGTGTTTCGAGAGAATACATCGCTAACTTGGGAGAAGCGTTGGAGGCGAGATTTAAAAAATAACATTTTTAAACAAAATGCAACTTATTAATCAACATGAAATTTATGATACCTGGGCTCCAGTACTTGAGAGCAAAACAGGTATCCAAGATAGAGGTAAGTTAGATTGGTTAACCAAATACTGCCACTATCACTCACTAAACGAATCTGCCGGAGCGTACAACTCTTTAGGCGTATTAAACGGTATGGGCCAAGTATCTCCTGCTTCTAACGTAGGTTTATCTGGCGGTCCTGCTGGCTTCTATGCTGGTGGTTCTTACGCAGGAACTGGTCTTGGTTCTGGCGATAAATTCCCTTCTCTTTTACCTTTAGCTATTCAAGTAGCTGCTAAAACAGTAGGTTTTGATATCGTTCCAGTTATCCCAATGAGCGGTCCTACAGGAGTA